ATCGAGAACTACTGTTACATCGTTACTCTTGATCATGGTCTACAACTATTCAAACTGTACGACTGTCAGAAGAACAAAGTAAACATTATCCATAATAACCGCCGTGTTATTCTTATGGAAGGTCGTCAACAAGGTAAGACGACTACATCAGCTGCGTACATTCTTTGGTACACGCTATTCCAATCAAACAAAACTGTGGCGATTCTAGCTAACAAGGCTACTGCTGCACGTGAAGTTCTTGACCGTTATCAAACCATGTATGAGTGTCTACCTAAGTGGATGCAACAAGGTGTTACTGGTTGGAACAAAGGTGACATTGAACTAGAAAACGGCTCAAAGGTATTCACTGCTGCAACTGGTAAGTCTGGTATTCGTGGTAAGTCTGTTAACATGCTATACGTTGACGAAGCTGCGATTATTCCAAACAACGTTGCCGAAGAATTCTTCACCTCAGTCTACCCAACGATCTCTGCTGGTCAGACAACTAAGATTCTATTGTCCTCAACTCCACTTGGTTACAATCATTTCTGGAAGTTCTGGACTGATGCTGAGAAGGGTCGTAACGGATTCATTCCTCTATTCATTCCTTACTGGGATATTCCAGGTCGTGATGAGAAGTGGGCTAATGAACAGAAAGCTGCTCTTGGTGAGTTGAAGTTCACTCAGGAAGTTTTATGTAACTTCCTAGGTTCTAGCTTAACCCTAGTCCGTGCCGATACAATCGCTAAGATGTCACCAGACGTAATCATCCACACTAAGGATGGTCTAGACGTTTATGTCGAACCACAAGCTAACCACGTCTACTGTATGGTAGCCGATATCGCTAAGGGTGTTGGTGGTGACTATTCAGCATTCCAAGTTATCGACATCACAGAAACCCCATACAAAATCGTTGCTAAGTATAGAAGCAATGAGGTTAGTCCACTACTATATCCGAACGTTATCTACAAAGTCGGGATGGACTACAACCAAGCATACGTCCTATTAGAGATTAACGTCTCTGAACAGGTCGCTCATATTTTATATCAAGAATTAGAATATGAAAACATCTTATTCGTAAACAGACATGCACTAGGTCAGACCGTCTCTGGAGGTTTCGGTGGCGGTAAGGCTCAATTGGGTGTCAATACGGATAAGAAAATCAAACGAATCGGATGCCATAACTTTAAGGCTCTGGTCGAGGAAAACAAGCTAATCGTAAATGACGCAGATACGATCTCCGAAATTTCTACATTCATTGAGAAAAAAGGATCGTACGAAGCCGACGAAGGATATCACGATGACTTAGTTATGCCTTTAGTATTGTTCGGATGGCTCACAACTAACTCCTATTTCAAGGATCTAAATAATGTGAACCTACGTGAAGCGATGTACAAGAAGCAAATCAGAGTGATCGAAGAGGAATTAACCCCCTTCGGTTTCTATGACGATGGTCAAGAAAGACCTCCGCTAAACTTCTAAAATCGTGTAAAAACTAAATAAAATGTAGACATGAACGTTTGTCTAACATAAATCTTTATCAACAAGGAGAACAACAATGCCGTTTCAATTATCTCCAGGCGTTGCAGTCATCGAAAAAGACTTTACATCTATTGTTCCAGCTGTAGCCACTTCTATTGGTGCGTTCGCTGGTAAGTTTGATTGGGGTCCAGTTCTAGAACCAATCACAATTACATCTGAAGATGAATTGGTTCGTCGTTTTGGCACACCGAACAATAACAACTTTGAATCTTTCTTCACTGCTGCTAACTTCCTATCTTACTCTAATAACTTACTAACAGTTCGTCAAGAAATCACTGGCATGAAGAATGCTGTTGTTACTCCTACGAATGGTCTAGCTACAGTATCAGTAACTAACTCTGGTTATGGATACCCATCTACTGATGCGGCTCCAGCTGTTGAGTTCTACACTGAAAACATTCTAACAAGCATTACTGTTACTGACGGTGGTTCTGGTTATGTGTCTGCACCAACTGTTACTATTGAGGATCCAGATGGCGTAGGTGCTTTTGCTACTGCTTCAATTAGCGGTGGTAAGGTTATCGCTGTCAACGTAACTCGTAGAGGTTATGGTTACACAGACCCAACTATCAGTTTCTCTGGTGGTAGCGGTTCAGGTGCTACTGCTACTGCAGTTGTTGCGCCAACTCTACAAGAAGAAGGTGGTGTTCTACCTCTAGCCCACGCAGTTCTATCTGGTGGCGCTATCACTAACATCGCTCTATCTACTGCAGGTTCAGGCTACATTAGCCAACCAACAGTTTCTATCATCGCTGCAGAAGGCGACACAGGACACGGTGCTACTGCTACTGTTACTCGTTCTGGTGGTGCTGTTCTTACTGCTAACGTAACTTCTGGTGGTACTGGCTACGTATCTCCAACTGCTGCTATTACTGGCGGTGGTGGTATGGGTGCTGCAGCTACTGTACAAGTTACTCTAGGCGTTATCACTGGTATCACTATTACTGATGGCGGTACTGGTTACCTAACTCCTCCAACTATCACTATCTCTGACTCAAGCGGTTCTGGTGTTATCGTTGGTTCAGTTTCTATTAGCGGTTCAACTATTACTGGTATCACTGTTACTAACGGTGGTGCAGGTTACACACAACAACCAACAGTTTCTATTTCTGGTGGTCTAGCCCTTAATGGTGTTACTGCTGTTGCTGGTCAATGTACAATTGGTCCATCAACTATCACTTCTATCGTTATCGACGAAGAAGGTTCTGGTCTATCAGCACCTCCAGTTGTTATCATTGGCGATGCTCCAATGAACGGTATCACTGCACTAGCTACTGCTACTGTTGCTCCACTAGGTGTTGCAATCCTTAACGCTCAATACTACTCTGCTAACTTTATCAATGGCGGTGGTGTTGTTGGTGAGTGGGCTGCTAAGTATCCAGGTGCTCTAGGTAACACTCTAAAAGTTTCTATGGCTGACCGTGACACATACGGCACATGGGCTTATAAAGATGAGTTCGATGCTGCTCCAGGTACATCTGAACAAGCTGCACGTATCGGTGGTTCAAACGACGAAATGCACATCATCGTTATCGACGAAGACGGTTACATCTCTGGTGTTGAAAACACTGTTCTAGAAAAGTTCGCTTTAAGAAACCAGACGGTACAAACAACTACTACAAAGACGTTATCAACGGTCGCTCTGAGTGGCTATGGTGGACTGACCACACTGATAACATCACTGTTCCAGTTACTGAAACTAACTGGGGTAACACAATGGCTGGCACACGATTCGTTTCAATGTCTTCTGCATTGACTCAGTCTCTATCAGGTGGTATCGCTTCTGGTGATGCAACTGATGGTCAACGTATGGATGCTTATGAGTTGTTCTCTAACGCTACTCTATACGACGTAAGCCTAATCATGATGGGTAAGGCAAACTCTGTTGTTACTAACTACGTTATCGACAACGTTGCTCTACGTCGCCTAGATTGCGTTGTGTTCGTTTCTCCAGAAGACAATGACACTGGTGAAGTTGTTATCGGTGATGGTTCAGATGCAGTTAATGCTCTAATCGACTACCGTAATGCTCTAAGCAGCAACTCTTACTCAGTACTAGACTCTGGCTTCAAGTACCAATATGACCGCTACAATGACGTATATCGTTGGGTTCCTCTAAACGGTGACGTTGCTGGTCTATGCGCACGTACTGACTACACTAACGATCCATGGTGGTCTCCAGGTGGTCTAAACCGTGGTCAGATTAAGAACGTTGTTCGTCTATCATGCAACCCTAACCAGACAATGCGTGATAACCTATACCGTAACTCTATCAACCCAGTTGTGACTTTCCCAGGACAGGGTACTGTTCTATTCGGTGATAAGACACTACTAAGCAAGCCATCTGCGTTTGACCGTATCAACGTTCGTCGCTTGTTTATCGTTCTAGAGAAGGCAATTGCTACTGCTGCTAAATACCAACTGTTCGAGTTCAACGATGCGTTCACTCGTGCCCAGTTCAAGAACTTGATCGAACCGTTCCTACGTGACGTTCAGGGTCGCCGTGGTATCACAGACTTCCTAGTTAAGTGTGATGAGTCTAACAACACTGGTGAGGTTATTGACCGTAACGAATTCGTCGCTGACATCTTCGTTAAGCCAACTCGTTCTATCAACTTCATTACACTTAACTTCGTTGCTGCTCGTAGCTCTATTGCGTTCAGCGAAGTGGGTGCTTAAACTCAGTGGGGAGGGAAACCTCCCCATTAGCAACGAATAAATAAAGGTATAACAAGGAGATAACAAATGGCAAATATTGCTGACTTCAAAGCGCAGATGATCGGTGGTGGTGCTCGTCCGAACCAGTTTCGTGTCGAACTAACCTTCCCATCATTCGTAACGCTTGGTGTTATTGCTGGTCAGCGTGCACAGTTCCTATGCCGTGCAGCTTCTCTACCAGCTTCTACAATCGAAACAATTTCAATCCCGTATCGTGGTCGTCCAGTGAACTTCGCTGGTGAACGTTCATTCCAACCATGGACTGTTTCAATCTATAACGATACAACTTTCAACATCCGCAATGCTCTTGAGCAATGGCAATCTGGTATTCAACAGTACAACACTACTAACGGTCGTACTAACCCAACTGATTACCAAGTTGACTTGTCTGTTCACCAGCTAGACCGTAACGGTGCGACTATTAAGTCATACAAGTTTACAGATGCGTTCCCAACTAACATTGGTGCGATCACTCTAGACTACGAACAACAAAACGCTATTGAACAGTTCGACGTTGAATTCGTTTACAACTTCTTCACTTCTAACGAAGGTGCTGGTGCTAACTTCGGTGTTAACGCAACTATCAATACTCCAATTGGTAGCTTCCCAGTTTAATCTTCAAAGGGCTAATTTATAATGGAACTATTTGGTTTTGAGTTAAAGCGTAAAAAAGAAAAGGACTTGGTGAGTATTATCCCACCAAGTTCTGCCGATGGCGCAACTATAGTAAACACTGGCGTAAATGCTGGTGGTTACTATGGTATGGTCATGGATCTCGATTCTGTTGTTAAGAACGAGAACGATCTTATTAGACGCTACCGAGAAATTTCACAGTACTGTGATTGTGATTCTGCAATCGAAGACATTGTGAATGAATCAATCGTTGCTGACGAAGAAAAGAAACCTGTCGAGATCATTCTTGACAACCTAAAGGTTTCAGAATCAATCAAAGAAATCTGCAAGCTCTTGAAATTTCAGGAGCGTGCACATGAAATCTTCCGCACATGGTACATTGACGGACGTTTGTTTTATCAAATCCTTATCGACGAAAAGAATGTCAAGGCAGGTATCGTAGAACTACGTTACATTGATCCACGTAAGATTCGTAAGATCAAAAACGTTAAGAAAGAAAAAGACGCTAAGACTGGCGTTGAGGTCATTAAACAGATCGAAGAATTCTATTTGTATAACGACAAAGGCATCACAGAGCAATCAACTCAAGGCATTCGAATGGCTGTTGATTCTGTTCTACACTGCCCATCTGGTTATACAGATCAAAACACTGGCATGTCTATGTCTTATCTACATAAGGCAATCAAACCAGTTAACCAACTAAAGATGATCGAAGATGCTCTAGTCATCTATCGTATCTCCCGTGCCCCAGAACGTAGAATTTTCTATGTTGACGTTGGTAACCTACCTAAGCTAAAAGCTGAACAGTATGTTAACGATATCATGAACAAGTTCCGTAACAAGATCGTTTATGATGCAACTACTGGTGAAACACGTGACGATCGTCGCCACTTGTCTATGATGGAAGACTTCTGGATGCCTCGCCGTGAAGGTGGTAAAGGTACAGAAATTACTACACTTCCAGGTGGACAGAACCTTGGTGCGATCGAAGACATCGAATATTTCCAATCAAAACTTTACCATGCTTTGAACGTGCCTATTAGCCGTATGCAAGCAACACAAGGTTTCAGTATTGGTCGTTCACAAGAAATTAGCCGTGATGAAATTAAGTTCAATAAGTTCATCATCCGTCTACGTAAGAAATTTACAATCCTATTCCTTGAAGCACTGAAGGTGCAGTTAGTCGCCAAGAACATCATCAATGTTGATGAGTGGGACGACATGCGTACTCAGATCCGTTTCGACTTCTTGGAAGACAACCACTTCTCTGAGCTAAAGGATACTGAAATCCTTACTAGCCGAGTAACTCTACTTCAACAACTAGACCCATACATTGGTCGTTTCTATTCTGAGGAATGGATCAAGCGTGAAGTTCTACGTCTAACTGAAGACGAGATCAAAGCGATGGACAAGCAGATGAAGAAGAGCCGTACAAATCAACTAGACTTCGCTGGACACCAAGGTGAAATGCAAGTCGCTCAACAGCAGCCTATGATGGATGCGCAATTCGATCAACAGCAACAACAAGCTGAACTAGAAGCGCAACAACAAGCGCAAGCCTCTAAAGGAGATAAACAATGACAATTCGTGAAAACACTATGAACCTAATTAACGCTATCCAAGCAGGCGATGCTTTGGAAATGGAATCAGCATTCAACGCAGCTATGGCAGAAAAAGTTTCTGAGAAGCTAGACGGTATGCGTGGTGAAGTTTCTCAAAACATGTTTAAGACTTTAGAGCAGTCAGTAGAAGACACTACAACAAGCGAAGAGTAATGCGATATTCAAAGTTTATCAAATCAATCAGTAAGGTCGGCGTTGTTGAGTCAACGAGATCTTACGGCAATTCCATTGAACTAATGGAAGATGGTTCTGTCT